CTACCGCTAATCAACACACCTTTATTTATTAAGTTAGCTACGTATTTATTTTCTTTTCTATTGAATCCAACTCTGTATGTTACACCATCTTCAGTATATACGCCTTCATCATAACTGTATATAAAAGATGTTTCATCTTTGTAGTTATTATTTTCAGCCGATAACATCGTAGCACCTGTTGGATCAGACAAGAAATAATCAACTTGCCATCCATTAGTTCCTTCGTATCCAATTGTATTAAAATTCTTAGAAATAGAAGGATTAGTATTAAAAGTTAATTCTACTGAAGACGGATAATAAGTTCCGTAAAAGTATCCTCTATTATTAATCACCGATTGATCGTAATGTTTCCATATATTAGCGCCTTCTACTGAATAGTATACATTGTTAATAGTATCTATGAAAGAAGGTTTGTAATCCCAGAAGCTAGTCCATCCGTTTACTGAATCAGCAAATGATATTGTATCGTAAGTACCAGATGATTTTTGCATTGAGACAACATAGTTGTCGTAATAGTTATCATAACCACCTACGATTTTATCGCTAACTAAACTGTAAAAGCTATAATCAAGATAATCAAGTACGCCAAATGGATCTAAATAATTTAATACCCTATCAAATGTTACGCGTTTGTGCGTAGTAGATATTGCAGTTAAATTAGCTTCGACTATCGTAACTTTAAGATCGTTAGCGGGAGTTGCTCCACCTATTAAATTTCCAGGTATTGTAAGTACATCACCAGCAGAATAAAACGTACCGCCTGACTGAACAATAATTCTATCTACTGCGCCTGCAGATGAAACAATTACGTTGACAGTTGCGGCAACCTGTGTTGCTACGTATCTAGATGTTGTAACAGTTATTACTGTATAAGTTCCAGGAGTTAGTGAAGACGTGCCAGAAGGTATATTCAAATCCCCTGTTAATGTACCAACAGATTGTTTCGCATTAACGTAAACGCTACTATTGCCAAACATGGACGTAGAGCACTGCATGCCAAGTTCTAGGTTACCCACTAGCCCAGAAGCAGAATCACTTACCACTAAAGAATTTGTAGGAAATGGAGCCCCACCTGTAGTTTGGCCTGCATATACATTTACGGTAACAAAAGGACTAAATCCTGTTGTTTCAGATATATCAGCTAACTTATCTCTAAAATAATCACGCATACCATATGCACTTATTTCAGTAAGACCATCTAACGATAATCTCATTATTGCACCTCTATTTTTATCTGAAAAATACAACCTGTTACCTTTAAACGAAAATGACTCTGGATTTGTACTTATACCATATTCTCCAGCATATTGGTTTACAGTACCTAATACTAAATTAGATGCAGTCTGTACTGCGTTACCATCACCTGTATATATGGTATCCTTATCTACTGTGGTATTACTTACTTTATCATTTTGAAAAATGATTAAATTAGTGTCAGTTGTATGTAGTTTTTGTATAGGGCCATATCTTGGATCAACCTGTTTCTCTATTTTTTCAGCAACAGAAAATACATTTGTATCGTTAAATCCTGTTGTAGAGTTATATAATCCAGAATAGATTATTCCATTAGCTAATATTAGCTCAGAATCATTAGTTTCTCTTATGTATGCTCTAACCCCTAAATCAACTTGGTCATTATTATAACCGCCTCGTATTCTAGATTCTTCAACATACCAAGTATATATTTGCTCCGCTGGATCTTGTGTTGCTAATAATGGGAAGTTAGGATATCCAGTTGGATTCCAAGGTAATCCTGGCCAAGTAGCCGAGCCTCCTCCAGCTCCATTTTGAGCTCTAACTAATTTCTTAACTACAAATGAATTGAAGTATGATATTTCTCTTACTGTGGCCATATCTATCTATTAGTATTTTTTATGAGTGTAAATTGAGCTGTTGATGGCGTAGATAAAGAACCGTTTATACCACTAGCATCAAATAGTCTTAATGATACTCTAAACTGCGTATTGTTTCTTGCACTAATATTAAATAGTCCAGTGCCGTCGCCCTCGCTTTGTGACGCAGTATTTAAACATGTAAATATGCTATTATATGAAAGTGTTTCATTTATATCGTTGTATGGCTGTAGAAACGTATCTTTATCAATTGTCATATAAGCACCAAAATTATTAATAGGGCTAAAGTTAAAGTAGGGTTTGTATGGCCTCCATTCACTTTTCGCGTCCCAATAAAACTCTACATTAGTTATTTCCCATTCTAAACCTTCTTTAAAATCGCTTGATAGAGTACTAGCCGTCCCGTTTGTACCGTTAAACGTTCTTTCGTCAAGTGCTCCTTTTAAAAATGTATCAGTAGTACGTAATTCTATTGGCGAATTTGGGTAAGGCGTAAATGGTGATTGTTCACCTATGAATCCTGGCGCAACATTATCTAACTCATTTACAACAGTAGTTGTAACGTTTTCTATGTAGCTAATCCCACTTACTAAATTAGTAAACCTAAATGTAAAAATATATCTATCGTTTGTTGCACTTAAATTATTAAATACAAAATAATTATTTGCACTAATTTTTAGTCTAAACTTATATTGATCAGGTGACCCAGCATCTTCATTTCTTTCTAATGTAAATAAGTTTACTCCAAAATTTGCTCCTGATGGGTTAGTTATACTTGCTATTTGTCCAGTTAGATTATTAGAAGTAATACTATCTCCTAATGAATTTGAAACGTCAAACCACGCTAAATTAACATATGTTCCAGGTGTATCACTTTCTCTTAGCTGCCAAGACCAGTCTATTAGACCTGCTGGTTGATTAACACTTGAGTCTTGAGCTATATAACTATTTAATTCAGATATAAGACCAGAGGAGCTAGATTCATAGTATATGTCTAGATTGGATTCAAATGGAGCAGTTTCATATACGTTTAACCTAACGTTTTCAAAAGTAACATACGGATTAACTGCTTTACCGCCAGTAGCACCAATTGTTCTCTGTGTTGCAACCTCTCCTATAAAAGGATTGCCGCCTTTTTCATACGGAGATGGTATTGTATTAAAAGGTGAGGTACTAGTTATATACCCTTTTGAATTTTCATTTAAACCTAATGCGTCTCTAGTACCTACTCTAGTTATTTTATCTGATATTTTATTATCATTAGGAAAAAACTGAATATTAGAAGATTTGTATTGATAGAATCTATTATTCCAAACTCTACCATATACTTCTACAGAGCTAGAAAATGTTATATCATCAGAAGCCACTTGTTTTAAGTCTCTAGGCACTTTGTTTATATTGTCACTAAACAATGTTACATAAGCTAAGTTAGGAGATACTGGCGGATCAAAATTAGGAATAGTTAGTATACCCTCTCCAAGAGTAAGTGGTGCTGCTGTATTATCAAAATGTAAAATTGTACCGCCACCTGATATTTGAATTAACTCAACACTATCACCTGCTGTAAACTTAGCGTCAGTCCCAGTTAATATAGAGCCAAGCCATTCTGAAGATATTGCATCCTTTAAAGAAACCGATAAAACATGAACACCACCAGCGCTAATAAAGGATATTGGGTTTATTATTAAAGTATTTGATGCTGGGGTGTTATTTAATATAGTTGGTAGATATATGTTGTAATAGTCTTGAGCTGTTTGCTTAACAACTACCTTGTAACTATACCACCCAAGCGGGTTTGTTTCGCTATATAACCCAGCATACCCAGGTGTACCAATTGTAGTGGGTATAGAGTTTGTCCAAGATATTTTTAAAGAATCACCCATCCAAGAATTAAGACCAGTTCTACTCTGTCTATAATTACTAAACACAGTAGAATTGTCAGAAGTAATAACATCGGATTGCCTGCCAAATTTATCAGCTAAAACTATACCAACCTCATATGATCTATTCTGCTTTAAATTATGATTAGGATACTGAACCGTATCAAACGAATTATATGTACCATATGCCTGCTTAGGACTAACGCTAATGTTATAGCTAAGACTATTAGGTCTAGTCGTTCTTGCTAGGTAATTACCATACATAACTCTATTACCCGCAACCTCTTGAGCCTTGGCTCTTATTGGGGCTTTATCACTTACCCTAGAAAAATCTACAGAACGCAATGTCTGAATAGGCATAGACGACTTATAATTATATATGTATTGATTTGTTTTCAAGTCAATTAGCTCATCTTTTGTTATAGTATCTATTAATCTTATTCCAGTTTCATCTGAATCTTTATATAGAATATCTATTTCTACAACTTTTAATTTATCATATAAATCTGCAGGAGTATCAACTCCTTCTGGCATATCTATAACAATTCCAGCTTTGTTTACTTTGTTCTCAAAGAACGCTATTATAGTGCTTTTTATTGCCCTGTTTTCATCAGAGTTAACGGTATCATCATTAATATCTCTAGGGACAAAGTCTTCTAAGAAATACCCATCTTGTTTAGGTATAAATGCCGCTTGTGAAAAAGGTGCTATCAGAGAGTGCTCGTTATCTTCAAATTTAAACCTATAACTAAATCTTATAAATTTATCTGATATGAAGTCATTATCACCATCGTATGTGCCATCGTAATCAGGGTTTGCTCCGATAGTCATTACATCACCTACAGCAATTTGTCCAGGTTGTAAAAACGGAGAAAATTCTATTGTGTTTGGAACGCTAGATACTCCACCTGGATTTGTTGCAACATTCTGTGTTACAGTTATATTATCTGATAATGTTAGCTTATTAACCCCACTAGAACTTTTACTTGTTATAATGCCATTTTTAAAAGACTGAATAGTTAAACTCTCAAATGGGTTCTCACCCACTCTAGGTGTTAATGTTAGGTCCATCACAATAGGAGATAGACCTGGCATCTGATTACTTGTAATGGTAATTGTTTGATTTTCACAGTAATTACTACCACGTTCGACAACAATAATTTGAAAGTCATTGGCCCAATTTGTAATGCTTAATACCAAGCCAGTTCCAGATTGTGCTACTCCAGTTGCTGCTGTACTATATGCAAATTCATTTGATCCTTGCGTGCCAGTACCATCCCACTGCGTAAGAATAATAGGTTTTACTATATTATTAGCAGCGTAAATTACAGCTGGATTTTTAAATGCATTTAAGTTATAACCAATTTTTAATGGGTTACCGTATACAAATGCTCCAACAAACCCTGATCCTGCATTACCAAGCAGATTTTTTACATTAGTTAACTTAACCGCTCCAGGTAAATCAGGTGATATAACATCCTGTAAAGTAGGTATTTGAGCTATATTTTGACTACCAATTGTAACAACTAAGTCGCCAACCTGACCAGTTATTCCCGTTACAGTTAAAGTATCACCAATAGCATAATTATCGCCAGAAAATCGATCACTTACAGTAGCGGTATCTGCTTTTCCACCAACTACTTTTACTTTCAATTCAGTGCCACTACCATTACCGTCAGTTGCTGGCGATACAGTGTAAGTTCCATCTGTAGCACCTGTAAAATTAGTTTTTATTATAAACTCACTATTTAATAGTAAAGGATATTTGTTAGTTTGATTGCTAGATAATTTATTCTTTGATAGCTGAGGTGCTTTCCAAGGAAAGTATTTTAAAACAGAAATATTAGATTCTTCTGTGTAGTACGAGGTATTTGCAGCTGCTAGCTTTACATTTATCTTTCTAGGTTGGTTTCTATTATCTGTAAAGAATAATAAATCTTCTAGCAGGTTAATACCAAGCATACGGCTTGATTTGCTGAAATTCAAAAAGCTGCCACTTACTAGTACAGTTGATTTACCTGAAGAAATATTATACATGCATATATAATGACTAGACTGCTCAGAAGCAAACCTAGTAGAATCACCTAATGATGTATCATTCCAGTTAGTTACAAAAACAAACATTCTATCAAGTGCTCTGTCTATATAAAAACCTATTATCTCTAAGTTTTCGTCAGTTAAACCTAGACTAGTAAGCAGAGTATTGCCATCTACGTTTTGAAGTAAACCTGAGTCTCCATTCTCTGAATTTAATACAGCAGCATTCTTAGCGTCTATATATTCTTTGCTCGGAACCAATCTGGGATTAAGATCTTTATTCATCTTAGCCCCAATAAAAGTATTTTTAACTTCTGGCATATATTACGATTTTATCCATTTAGATTTGCCTCTCATCACCTGTACTATTTCACCAAGCTTTATATTAGACAATCTTATTTTTGCATTTCTAAGCTTTGCACTTCGTTCTCGTTTTAACCTGCTAACCACATATTCTGGTTGATTAATTCGACTGGCTATTATAGCATGGCTTATATGGCTGTACATAGCGTCTTCTATCATCTTTGGGACTCTAGTATCCAAATCATACGCTAAACCGTCAGAGATGTACTCTATGGTTATAAGAGCGTCCTTTAAGTTGCTTGAGAATGTAAACACTCCCCTAACCTCATCAATACCAAACCAACCGTTTCTTTGCGTTAATTGAGGTTCAGCCCCGTATCTTTCGCCATTTACACCGCCCCAAAAGCTATCTCCCCAATAATCTCTATTAAAATCAAGACCTTTATTTAATTGAGCAGTAGTAAATGCTCCTGATATTCTACTTGTATCAGCTTTTCTCCACTTCTGAACTGTTTCAGGTGGATCAGATTCTATGTTCTCACCAAATGCATCTTGTATTGGTAGACCTGTATCGTCTTGAATTATTGGTTCGGCTGGGTTTATTGTTAGATTGTTATTTGGGTATATTATTCTTTTAACACCCGCTACGTCTATCCAAGATAGCCTAACATAGTTAACGTAATCCTGTGGTATTATTGCTGTTAAGCTAGGTGACATTGTAAGTTCTTGTGACTTAATGCTTTTAAGTGTATCATAGCTAAACTCTTGCATTCCACGTTTAGCATGGAATATAACGTCAGTTCTTTTAACGCTAGGTATAAGCTTACCAGCACCAACATATGCAACAATAAAGTTATTGATTATATCATTAAGGCTAGTATACTGATAGCCACCATAGTTAGACCTTAGTGCGTTAACACTTAGTGTGACTAATATTATATCGTTAGCAAGAGGGGCAGTTCTAAATGTTATGGTATTGTTTACCATAGTGAAGTTAGTACCTATTACCTGAATAACACCATTCAAGGTTACCGCGTAGTTTGCATTAGAAGCCCCAGCAACAGCATTAGCTAGGTCCGTGTTAAAATTACAGACAAACGATGCTGTAGTACCATCACCTATAAAGCCTTGCTGACCTGAATAATACTGTGCATTAGTTTCGGTTATTAAACCACCATTTGGATTTGGCATATCTTATTAGCTTTTTGAGTTGTTTTCTTCTTGCTGGATTTGAGAAGCAGCAACTTGAATGATTTGAGGGTCTTTTACTACAACACCGAAGTAGAATAAAGTTTTTAATATAAAACTCGTCTGTTCCGATACATCCAGTTCTATTTGAGTAGATAATGTGGTATCATAAACATATTGTCCAACTGCACCGATTGTAAATCCCCATTTAGGGTCTAATGGCTTTCTTAAGAAATCACAGTTAATATTACTAGTAATAGTATCAGGCTTTACGAATAGCCTTTCATTTTCTAATAGGTAAGTTGGGAATGTTTCTGTTGATTTTGTTAATGGAGATTTTTGAATGTTATAAAAATCCATTCTTTGAAGTCTTTGGAGTTCGACTTCTTCTTTGTAGTTAACAGCACCTAGCCTGTAAAGCTCTACCGTATTATTAAAAACGTCAGTAGTTGGTAATGTAAAGTGAGCAGGTGTTGGAGAGGCAGCGGCTACATAAGTAGCAGGGCCTGATGTTTTAAATATAGAAAGGTGTTCATCAATAGCAGCAACTCTATCTGCATAATCTGTATCCGTTTGAGGTACACGCAGTTGCTGATTTAAGTCCTCGCCATACTGTTCAAATATTTCTAATTGAACTTGAGTAGCAATTTTATTAAACTCGTCTGGGGTTACATATCCCCTTTCTTCTTTGTTGAGTATTAATAATACAGTCTTATATACCGTATTTACATTTATTGCCATATTATTTTTTTGTTTTATTTATAAAGGTAGGCCAACGTTAAGTCAGCCTACCATCATAAATTATAGTTACATGTTAAGAGGTTTTTTTCTCTATACTTTTGTATACTAGCATTCCTTCGTCAGTTTTAAACCAACTAGCTAATGCTGAGTAAGGATGTTCATCAAAAGGAACTGTCATAAGTTTTTTCTGATTAGAAGCCCATTTGAATACTTTTTGATCTTCAGATAAAGTAATAATTCCAGATTCTACAGCTCTAATACCAAAACTTCTAAGCTCTACATTTTCATCATGCGCTAGGCTTATGAATAAAGCTGGGTTGTCTTTTGCTAAAAGCATTAAGTCTCTTTTTAATTCTTTAGAAGACATACTTGCTACTGCACTACCTACTTCAGTTCTTAGTATTGCCTCAGCATGATCAACATCAAGAGTATTAGCTAAATTAAGCGCTTCAATCTCAAGTTGTAAATCTCCTAATTCGTCAATAGCTTCTGCAACCTGATCTTGTTCCGCATATGTTTTACCGGCTTGAGGATGATATAATGACAGTAGTTTCTGTAATGCCTGCATTTTTTTAGGTACAAATAACACACCGTCCTTAAATACTATGTGCGCAACGGTAACTGTTCCAGTTTGTTCATCTACAAATGGAGATTTTTGATTTGTAGCATATCGCAATTCTCTTTCGTACCCAAGGTTCTCGTCAAAGTACATTAAAGGAAACTGGCTTGAATGTTTACTAGCTAGTATTAATGTTATTGGTGATTTGCCATTAAGAAGATAATATGCTCTATCTTTAATTTCCCACGTATTTTTAGGTGAAGCAGCTTTTGCTGCTGTTGTTGTATTTGCTTTTGTAGCCATAATATAATAAAATTTAATAAAAAAAATAAGTAAAAGTAATAATTACCCCCGCCTAAAAGACGAGGGTAACAATCACAATAATTAATACTAAGCTGGGTTAGTAGCAGTAAATAATACGAAATTATTAGCTGCTTGAGTAACCAAACATCTCTCAGATAGGAAGTTAACTGTCATTGCATCTAAACTAGAAGTTGCAGCTCCACCAACAGATCCCGTGATCCAAGACTTCATTCTACGATCATCAGCTTCAGAAGCTCTGTATCGTACGTGTAGAAATGGTCGTCTGATGTTAGTACCTAACATTTGATCATACACTGTACTTGTTCCAGCAGGAACTAATACACCTGAGACATTGTTTACCATGCCTCTAGTTGTAGCATCATTTAGATATTTCCAATCAGTCTTATAGAAATCATAAGAACCACGTCTGAAACCATCAAATCCTAAGTTCAGTGCCATTTCTTCAGAGTTTTCAAACACCCCGTAAGAAGTACCACCAGCTCCATAAGAGTTCTGAGCAGCTAACATATCATCAAAATTCAAAGAAGTAGCTCTATCTAAGAATAACATGTTTTCTTCAATAGCACCTTGCTTGTCAAGATTCTGTAGAATAAAATCAAAATCCTGCAAAGCTGTTCTGTTTCCAGTACTTGGAGCTACAGTTCCACTTGCATAGTTTTGATACACGTTACCTCTTTCTTCGATAGCAGAGAATAAACCCTGAGTACCTCCTACTGGAGCAGTAGATGTAGCAGATTTTAATTCTCCTTCAATAACTGCCATTTCTAAGTAATCTTGGAAACGCAATCTTGTTTCTCCTTCAGACTTCAAATACCATAGGTATCCTGATGCTCCATCTTCAGTAGCAACTTCAACCCAACCAATTTGAGCAGTATCAGATCCGTTGATCTCATAGTTGTCCTTAATGATAATAGGTTTGTTATTGAACTGTTTGAATTGTGCGTCAAGAGAACCAGACATTCCTAGTGTTCCTTTAGCAAATTCAGAACCATAAACAAATAGGTTCACAGTAGACTCTCCAATAGTTGCTAAATTAGCCGTAGTATATGATTTAACATTAACTGTAGCATCAGTAACAGCTGTTACATAACACTTAAGTGTAACGTTTGTTGCAGGATTTGTTACTACAAGAGTGTTTCCAAGGCGTATCGCATGCTTTCCATTGGCATCCAATGCAGTTCCTGTAAAAGTAATAGTTGATTCAGCACTTGTAGATGCAGAAACAGTTACTGTTCCACCAGCTACACTTTCATAACCGATGTGCAATCTTTCTTGTTCAGACCAAATAACTTGATCAGAAGTCATTGGCATTTCAGCTCCAACCATACGTAAGAATCCAGACAAAGTTCTGTTTCCATAACGCTCTACCTCAGCTTCATAAAGCTCTGGTAAGTACTGCTGTGCAAAGTTATTTGAGTTTCCTCCTGCATCTGTAAAACTTAAGTAATTACTCTCAAGTGCCATTTTTGATGGCATTGGCGTGATGCTAAATGCGCCTAGCGGATCACCCGCTCCAAATTGTCCCATTTTTTTTGTTTTTTAATTTTTAAAATTGTTTTTTCTTAATTCTTAACTTAGAAGAATCCATTCCAGTTATAGACTTGACTTTTAACCCATTAATAAAAACACTGTCACTGGCTGTTTGTCGTGGTTTAGATGTGAGGTTCTTAGAACTGTCAACAACTTCCTTAATAGCATCAGCTTTACCTTGCTCGTAAAAATGAGTCGCAATCTTATCTACATTTGAAGCGGCATACATAGCTTTGTGGTAACCTTTGTGATCCGATATTTCCTCTTTATCATCTAGAAACTTTCCAATGAAATCAGAGATGTTGGATTGATCTTCAGCGACTTTAGTTGGGTTATTAATACCATATCTAAATTTCTTTTCTCCGATGTTGAAATCAAAACCTTTGAAATCATCGTTTAAAAGATTAGATGTGGCTTTTTTAAACCTCTCCCTCTTTCCCTTTAGTAGCTCCTCCTGCTCTTTATGGCGATTGAAAAAGTCATACGCTTTCTTCTGCTCTTGGGTAACGCCCGGCCTCAACTTGATGTCGTCGTAATATTTACCTTTTAAGTCATCCAAAAAGCTGCTAGCTTTTGCAACCTCTTCTTTAAACGCAAGTTTTTTCCTGCGAACCTCTTTTTCGTCGTCGTACTCTTCATCAAATTTGAAGTTGTCTTCTAATAAAAAGGATATTTCCGCCTCATCTAAATGAGGTTTACTTTTACTATAATATTCTCTTAATAATGTGTTGCCATCTACATTGCTATAGTCGGCATTTAATCTTACATAGTCTTCTATATTACCACCAGTATCTTCCATAAAAGAAATAAGTTTCTCTATGTTTTCTGGTAGTGGCTTTCCAGTTTCTTTAAGCTCTTGTACAGCTTCAATAACTTCCTGAGTTTTTTCTTCTACTTCCTCCTCAGTTACTTCTTGTATTACCGAAATCGTATCCTCTACTTTTTCTTCTTGCTTTTCATTATCCGATCTATCGCTAGGCACATCTGCTGTAGGTTGCTCAACTGTTTCGGTTTGCTCATTTACTGTATCTTTATTTTCTTCAATTGAAGGTATTACTACTTTAGTTACTTCTGGTTCTTCTGCTTTTGGAGCAGATAAGTCAACCTTTATGACCTCATCTTCCTTAACCAACTTCTTCATTGAAGGTCTTTTCTTTACCTTAAATTCGCCTTCTTTTATTACTTCTTTTTCTTCTGACATAATATAATATAATATAAATTAAAAATTAACTTGGGTCAAACTGCTCTAAACCAAACCCTCCGCTTAAGATATCATTACCTGTAGATTCAAAGTTTTTAGGTAAAGAATCATTTTGCCTTTGAGATATTAACTCTGACTGCTGAGTAGCTTGTATTTTAGTTCTTTTATCTTTCCTATCCTCCATTTGAGTTCCTTTAGAAGTTTCTGCTTCTACTCTAAGTTGAGCCAATTGCATGTTATACTCAAACTCAGTAGCCATTAACTCTCTTTTTATCTGAGCCTCTGCTTGAAGTCTTTCTATTTCAAATTGAGACTTAGCTTGCTCTATACTCACTTTCTCAGCGGTTAACGCTTGCTGTTTCTGTACTTCATACATTGCAGCTTTTTCAGCTGATTCTGAGTTAGCCTGTGCTTGTGCCTGTATGTTAGCTTGCTGCGCTTGTTGTGCCGCTGCCTGCTTTTTCTTTCTTCTATCCTTTAGCATTTCATTTGCCAACTGAAGATTTTTTACTTGTCTTATATCTATAGCGTCCTCTAAGTCTATTCCACCAGACTTTAATGCTACCTGTATGTTTTGCTCTAATTGAGCTTTTATTTCATCGTCCGGTTCTAACTCTAAGAATATACCAAAGTCATGTAGGTTTAATTGAGAAATCTCAGATAAAGTTGCAGCATTGAAATTAGTTATACTGTTTTGTAGAGAATTAGCCGTTAGTGCAAACTCTAGTGAATCGGCAACTCTTCTAGATATGTTCTCGCATATTCTAAGAGACAAATAACAACTAGCCTGTAATATGTGTCTAGTTGCTACATTCGACTGATTAGCGGCCATCTTCTGCAACCCGACTAAAGCATCTTTAGCTGGAGCAGAACCATCTCTTGCTTCATTAAGCCCAGTAACATCTCTTATCATTTGCAAGTAATACTGATAAGTCTGAGTTAGTGACTGTATCTTAGCGCTTCCGCTTGATGTTTGTAATTCTTGAATAGGAACCTTTGCTCTATTCATATCACCGTCTTGCGTAAGTGACCTACCTAGAACACTACCAGTTTGGAAATACATGTTAAGTGCTTCGGCTGGGTTGTAGCTTGTTCCATTACCTAAATCAACCTCTGCCAATCCATCAACATCTAAGAATACTCCGTCAGGAACCATTCTAGATAATACCTGTTGCAACTTCAAATGTGTAAGTTGAATCATATCTGCAAAGCTAGTTGTCTTGCTTACAATAGACTCTATTCTGCCTTGGTACATTCTAGGTGCACATATGACATAGTTCATTTCTACTTTAGTAGTATCAGCGAACGGTCTAGTCATATTTTCAGCTAACTCCCACTTTAGCATTGTATTAGTACCTAAAACTTTTGCTCCACTGTATAACACCTCAATGCTTCTTGATACTTTTTTAAATGTATCGTTCTCAGGAGGATTAAATTCGTCTGTCTTTTGTATTGCTTTTTCTAATCCATTAGCACCTTGCTTAATTTTAAATACTTGGTTATTATAAGTTTTGTATTCAAAAAACAAAACCTGAACAGTATTTTGATCATAAGCATTCCAACCAGTAACATACTCCCTGTTACCTGGCATCTTTTCAATTCTTTCTAGCTCTTCGTTTGGTATATTAGGAAACTGCTTTTTTAATTCTGGTATCGTAAGTGCCCTAACCTCGCCAACATAATATATATCTTCAAAGTTTGGGTCATCAGTATAAGAGTAAACCATTCTAGCTGGATCACAATACTCAAGAACAACACCCTCTGCTTTATTCCAAGTGGTTTTAGTTGCACCTATACCTAATACAACTAAATCATGGTTAAATCGTTTTTGTATTTGATCAAACTTATTCTTTGCTAATACTTGATTTATAACCTCTTCTTCAGCAACCTCAATAGACTGCTTGTAATCTAATTGCATGTGTAGAGAAAGCTCCTCTTTAGTTTGAGGAAGATTTTCTGGACTATCAGTATTGAAACTGTTAATACCAATTGCAGCATCGATTGCCATAATCTCTTGCTTTGCTACCATGTCTTGCATTATAGCTTCGGCGTAATCTGTCCTTTTCTTTACAGACTCTGGATCTTGTGCATATGCTTTTATTTGAAATTCTTTCTCAGTAATACCATTAACAACTATATCTACAAATTTAGATATAACTGGAACTATCCCCCAGTCTAAGTTTAAATAAGATAAGTCACCATTAATTGCTAACTCATCTTTGTATTTTTGTACTGGTTGCTCTCCTCTTGCGTAAAGTCTTAATGTGTGAAAATGATTATAATTCTGTGAAAACCTATTTCCCATACCACCTTGCCTGAACCATTCTGATTCTATAGCCCTACCAACTTGCACGCCATACTCAAAGCTTGATTTTTCAGCGTCACTAACTACTTGGCTAGGAAATATACTATTTGGGTTTGCGCCTATATTCATTTATTTATTATTTTTGAAAATTCTCCAGTATTATCGTATCTCTTAAGTCCTAGATTTATATTTTTTCGTACCACTTTATTTATTGGTGCATATCTGTTTTTGTTACAGGCCATTATAGCTAAACCTGAGCTTATAGAAGCATCATGACTAGTTCTATTGTTAATATTAAATCTAGCCCAATCTTCTAGCGTTCTCTGAAAGTAAACATCTCCCATCTCATCGTCACCTAGTATTCCTACTAATTCCTCTATATATGTTTCAATAGCAGCAGCATGCGCTTGTTTTATATCTTCACTAGAGTTAGGTATTCCTCCAATCTCTCTTTCTGTTGTAGATAACTTATTTAATAACTTATCTGGTCTGTTCATAGAATACCCTCTGTAACCCCTTCTCTTAAAGTGATATAACAATCTAGGTTTGTTATTTTCCGCTAGTATTGGCATACCATAAAACACGCATGCCATAAGCACATCTTCAAAGAATATCTCAGCAGTTTGTGGTCTAGCTATATATTCTAAAAAGAAATGATTTGAAGGAGCATCCTCCATACTAAACTTAGTTAATCCATGTAGTGCACCATTAGAACCTCTATTATCTACTGTTCCAGATATATCATAACTATCACATCCAAAAGCACCCATGTGCTCATTACCAGGATAATTAACACCGTGTTTTTGTACAACTCTATTTTGTAGACTAACTGGTGGTATCCAACTTATATAAAATCTACCGTTTTTATTAGGCATAAATACTACCCTGGTATCTTTAATTCCACCTTCCCATTGAAAGTTACCTTTTGTAACTAACGTACTAGAAGCCATAGACTCGTTATGGTCTATTTGTTGGTAAATCTTTGTTAGGTTAAATAATGATTCTTTTGCCTCATCTCTGAATGCATGTTGTTCTGTTCTAGGAAACTGTCTGTAAAATTCGTTTAGACCGTCTTGGTCTTGCTTTAAGCCGTTAACTTCATTTTCCCAATAACTTATTACCCCTTGTTTAATAGGTATTCCATACGGGTCGCTAACTGGTTTCTCTGGTGTATCGAAGACAGGCATTCCGTAAGAATCAATGTATCCTTCGTAATTCCATTCCATAGGTATGAACAAAGAATATAATCCAGAAGCAGTTTGTCCGTTACTGTTTCTTTTTTCAACGTCTGAGGCATAATATAATTTTTTAAAATTGCTACCGCCTTTATCTAAGGCATTGCTTGTTGATCCCATCATACACTTGCCAATAATCCTACTACCAAGTCTCAGACAAGTCTTTGTTACTCTCCAATTGTTTAATATGTTATTAGGTCTTTCCCATTTACCAGATTCATCATGAACTAAAAGCTTTAGCTTTTCTCCATCATAAGAGTTGTCTCCTGTATTCTTCCAATCAATTGTAGAGTCCAACCCCTTTATATCTTCAACAGTTTCGTTAACATCAAGCTTTCTTCTAGTAAGCTTTGAAGCAGGAACCCTATATGCTAGCTCTGTCTTCGGTCTATCCATACCATCCTGTATGGGTTTAAAGAAAAAAGGATAGTTAATAGATATAGGTACTATCTTATCAGTAAACATTTTCTTTGCATCAGGCCCTGACTTTGATAACACACCATATCTAG